AGCCGGCTGAGTTCGCGGCCATGCTGTGGGTGACTCGCGGGTTTCCGGACGCGAGACAGTGGCGACGCAACCTGCGGTGCCTGTGGCTCAGTGGGCTGCGGCTTGGCGAGGCGATCGCTCTGAGCTGGGACGATCCCGCCACGCTGCACATCGACCTGAGCGGACAGACGCCGTGGCTGATTGTCCCCGGAGCGGCGAACAAAGACGGAGACGATCACTTGCTGCCGATCACGCCTGATTGGGCACAGTGGCTCCGCAGGACGCCGCCAGAGCTACGGACGGGCAAAGTCCTGCACTGGCCGAAACGCAAGCGGAGAACAGCACACAGCGAGCGTCAGATGATGGATTTCGCGAGCAAGCGAATCAGTGAGATAGGGCGAGCCGCTGGTGTGATCGTCAACGCAAACGGCAAGGCAGCGAGTGCTCACGACCTGAGGCGATCATTCGGCGTCCGCTGGTCGCGACTCGTCATGCCTCAGGTTCTACAGCTCCTGATGCGTCACGATGATATCAGCACGACGATGCGGTATTATGTCGGCAGCGACGTACGTCATGCGGCGGATGTGGTTGCCGGACTGGCACCCGGATTTTAGTTGCCACTCGCTAGGTATCTCCTGTCTTTAACGGGAGAGCCAAATGTTCAAAGTTTATGTCATCGACAGGGCTGGGCGAGAGAATCTGTATCTGGTCGCAAAGAGCAAGGATACTGAGCCGCGATGGAAGAGTGCGAGAACGAGTTGTCAAGACAAGGCTGCAGTGGAAGCAGAGAGATGGGCAGAGGAGCTTAACGCGAGTGAGCTGGCGAGGCTGTCTGGCAGGAAGGTACCCAGAGCAACCGTCACGTACTTCATTGAAGATGAGGACGGAAACATCAAAATAGGCAAGTCGTCGCCGAGAAGAGTAGAGTCGAGGCGGAATGCCCTTCAAACAGGAACGGTTAAGAAGCTAAGGCTATTGGCTGCAATCAAGGGCGAACACGAAGCGAGACTGCATGAGAAATTCAGCCATCTAAGGTTAACTGGCGAATGGTTTTCGCCGGCACCTGAGATTCATGCGGAGATCAGGAGAGCCGCAAGAAGAGAGTCCAAGAGGCTGTATGGACAGATAAAAAGAGAGCACGGAATAATGACTGCGGGCGAGATTCTGGGTGCCGACCCGCCCGACCATTGGTCTATTTTCATGCCTTGTGATTCACCTTAAGTCATTGGCGTAAAAGGTTTTGCCCCCGTAGCTCAGTAGGATAGAGCGACGGTTTCCTAAACACCTACGGGCCGCTGCTGAGTGCCGGCAGTCCTCAAATAGCCGCGTTTTCTCGGGGAGAATGCGGTCTCGTGGCTCGCGAATGCCTGCCGTGGGTGCCAGGCTGGGTGCCAGTCAGTCGGCTGGCGAGCGATAGCCGAGCCGCCAGAGTACGCGGGCAATATCGATGGCAGCACCCTCAATCGCCGATTCGTCGAGGTCCCAATAGGCAGCGTGCAGCATCTCGTGAATCAGCACCTCAAGCCGCTCCTCGCCGTGCATTTCGGCAGCAATGCGAATCTCTTTGTGCGGCTTGTTCGGTGGATCGCACTCGCCGCGATTCGTTCGCAGTGCCGCCGTGCGAACTCGCCATCGCTTGCCACGGATTACAGCGTGAGCGTCGATCACCGATCAAGAATCAGCCGCTGATGCCAGTATGCACAATCCGCCAGCACGCTGACGTTCGTCCGCTGGAAGTTGCCGAGATGCCCGAACAACAGATGGCAGTTGACGCCGTAACGCTTCGCCTCACACAGCGGCACGAGGTTTGACGGCTCAAGCTCCAGATCAGGGGCGAGATGGAACGGCACGATGTGGTGTGCGACGAGTCCGGACGACCCACCACACACTGCACACCGCTTGCCGTCGAGAAATGCGTCGCGGACTGCTCCCCAGCGTGCCGATCGCTCGGCACCAGCAGGAGCCTTACCGCTCAGCCTGTCGGCCATGTCACGCCAGCTAGTCACCGCTGAGACTCCAGCACACTGAGGCGGATTTCATGCGAATCAATTCGCTCGTGATCAGCCCGAACAGTCGACGAAAGCTCGCTAAGATGGCCATCCATTCGCTCCAGCGAGCCTTCGATTCGTCCGAGTTTGCGGCCTGTCATTACCGCCGCGTACAGGATCGATCCGCTTAGCCCAACGGCAGATACAATCACTTCAATCAATCTACAGCCCTCTCGCGATTAGACCGGCCACGGTGCAACAGTGGCAGCCGTCGAAGCCGTCGCGACAGCATCAGTCACTTCGCCAAGCGAGCCGGCGTCAGGATTCGCCGTGCCGGGGAACGGCTCCAGCTTCGGCAGGTGCGTCGCAGGGATGCCGCGAGCAAGGATGTCCAGATCGTCCTCAGTGAATACCCACTCGGAGTGAACTACCGTCTCAATCCGCTCGGTATCGATGAACCATTCAGTCCAGTCCCACGCCGCGAAATCAGCTTCCGTCAGGATGAATTCCGGCTTCTTGGCGTCAGCCTTCGACTTCTGAAACAGGTCAGTCGCGATGTCGTAGTACATACGATCCATCGTGTCTTTGACGACCTTCGCCACCTTTGGTGAGATGTCGAACTCGCGGCGGTTTTCACTGTGCTGCATCAGATTGCTGCAGAGCGTCAGCATCAGCTGCGTGTAACGCTTCAGCCAGCGGTTGCGAATATCGCGATACGGCGTCGGGAACACAAGAAACGGTTGAGCCTCAGGCGAAACATGGTCTGCCTCGAAGCTCATCTCCGACGTCTCGACCGTGCGTGCAGAGACAATCTGCCGAGCCCTCAGGTAGAGCTTATGCAGATCGCGGACAGTATTGATCGACGGCGGCGTCGCCAGATCGCGATCAGCACGAGTGTTGATCGAGAGGATCTGCTTACCGATCATCGAGACCAGATCGCCGATCGTCTCGTTCAGCGTAACGCGGTCATTGCCCGGATTCGCGATCGCGAACCCAGCCCGGCCAAAGTCACCAACGTTGTAATGGAGAATCGAATCAGAAGTCCGTGCCATTGCGTTTCAACCCTTCCTCGCGGCAACGTACTGCCGCATCAGTGATTCCAGTCGCTCAGAGTGAGCGACTATCGAATTTGGGCGATCTGTCGACATCTGCTCTTTTGCCCATGCATAGGCGGCGTTCCACGTGTCGACAGGCACCTCAACATACTTCGGCGGACGCGACAACTGAGCACGCAGCCCAGCAATCTCCGCCTGTAGCTCAGCCGTCTTGTCAGGCACTCCAGCCACTGGCTGAGCTACAGCCGGAACATCAACGACGTCTGCCGGCTGCTCTGTAGATAGCTGGCCCGCCTGCCGCTTCTTGCGTCGTCGATAGAACGCCGCAGCAGACTTCAGGCCCCAGATCACGGCAACGCTAGTTCCACCAGTCGCACCGCCAATCAGCATCTCAGCGAGCCCGCCGTCAGCAACAGGCGATCCCTCTGCTGTCGCGGCTACTGCATCGGCCAGCAGCTCGCCGGCCCCCTGCAGTATTTCCTCGCGAGTGTGTGCAGCTGGAGCCGCCGTATCTGGCGACGGCTCCGGTACTGTTTCTACGCTTGGCAGATCAGCTATCTCTTCAGTCGCTGGTTGTGCGGTTGGACGCCAGCCTCGTATCTGCTCTCTCGCCCATCGGTCCCAATTCTGCCAGCCGCGACCGTACCCGATCGCTTTGTTGCCGTTCGGTGCGACGAACGCAGGCAACCCTTGTGGCCCACCGACCAGTGGCGGTGGCTCCTTGACGACAACATACGGGAGCCCGTCAGCGTTCGCCGTGTAGTCTCGCCAGAATTGCTGACACGGACCGCACCACGGGACCGAATACATGACAACGACTGGCTTATTGATCTGCCCGCGAAAGTAGACGGTCCACTTAGATTGAGTCTCGTCGAGCCGTTCACCGAGCACGCTTTCCCATCGAGCTGACGGATTGCCAGCCATCAGCCTGAGCGTCTTATGCTTGCCGTGAGTCCTGACGAGATAATCGACCAGCGAGACGCCAAACCCGTAGAACTCACCGATCGACTCGTCCGGATATTCCATGTCGTCGATCGCGTTCCAAGCGGCAACCGTATCCGCACGCCGCTGCAGCATGTTCACATAGCCGAGCGAGTCATTGCCACGCTCGAACATGCAGGCCGCACCTTCGTCGAGCAGTCGCGGCAATCGCCGATTCAGGATTGTTGCTCGCACGAGATGATCGACCTCATGCGGTATCACATCACGCAACACAACCTCTCGCCGGCCTTCGCACACCATTGTTCCGGATGACACTGGCAGTCCGAACGACGTTGTGCCGCCGCCATTTCCGTCCGTCTCACGCCAGCGAATCACACAAGGTTCAGGCCAGTCGGGAATCCGCTCGCCGGTCCAATACTCTGCCGAATGAATGCGTGCCCGCTCGGCAGCCTCAATAAACTCAGGCGGCGTATTGACAGCAACGCCAACAAAGTTGGCAGCCTTCACGGACCCACACAGCAGCAGGAACAGTAACAGCGTTCTCATGCGTTCCTCACACTGTAGAGCGAGCGAAAGTAAGACTCCATGAAATGATCACGGACAAGATCGAACCGATATCCCAACAGTCGATCAATCTCGACTGATAGAAAAGATGGATCGAACCGCACGGCATTGTTGCGGTCGAGATAACAGAGTTGGCCGCAGTGCCGATATCTGATCGGACGCGGAACACGAGGCACGATGTCGTTGCCGTGCACGACGCGGAAATGCCGATCGCTCAACACATAATCAGCGTGTTGAGCGAAGCAGCGACAACCAACGCGAGGACTCCCAAACGTATAGAGTCCAGCAACATTCAAACCGGCATCTGCGAGCCGCACTGCGTACAAAGTGGCCAGTGCACCGCCCAGAGAGTGGCCGGTTATCCAATAACGACTGCACTGAGGCAGCTCGTTTGTGAGTCGATAATGAAGCAGCCGCTCGCCGTGATCGAAGCCGCGATGCACCTTGCAACCGATCCGCTTGACGCGAACAATGTCCGCATCGGCGAGCCAGTCGCGAACGTCATTCGTGCCTCGAAAAGCAATCAGGCACTCGTCTTTACACTTCCACAGGTCTACTGAATGATTCTCAGCCTCAATTCTGATGCAGCCCGGCTGAAGTGGCTCATATGACATCTGCGACGCCAACGCCATCTTAAGTGCATCAGAGATGTCAAACTTGCTGCTCATCCCTGCTTAGATAGCCGGGACATGTCTGACACCACCTCACATTGCGATCGCGAGCTTGCTTCTGGACAGTGCAGATGCAGCCAAAGTGATTGCACTCAAACGCAGGAACATCACCGCCGCGAAGACATCTGCACTGAACGTGCTGATCGAACTCGCCGAGATGGACGCAGTGATAAGAATTGAGCGTGTTGCCATCGCGTTGCAGACTCTGCTCAAGCCCAGCAGGGAATACGTCAGACACTGCCGCCCCATTCGACTTTCAGGTCAGACCATCCGCCGCCAGCCCAGCCAACGAGAGCGAGCCTAATCAAGCTGCTTGCATTACAGATCCAACCTCTCCAGATCCCATGCTGGAGTCCACTGCCTGAGGTCTGCTGCAGCCACGTTACAGGACGGCCATGAATCTGCACGGCGACCAGATATCGAAACTGCGGATAGGCACCGACCGCAGCAGGTTGTTGAGTTCCGCCGCTGTTGTCGTAGTTCAACTGGAATTGTGCGAGCTGTGCAGCAGTTTCAGCTTCGGTGTATCTACGCGTAACAGTGACCTCGACACGGTCTCCGTCAGACGGGAACGCCAATCCATATTGCTGCTGTGTGCTTCCGCATCCAATGCTCTCGATGAATGACCAGTGACTCTGTTGCGAGTAATTGTAACCGTCGAATGTGCTGCCAAGTGCAACGGGGAACATTGGCGGCAGATGTAGAAAGCTGTCGACGGTGCGGTCGCCGTGCTGCTCGTCAGTGTTCAAGGCAAGCTGCAGCTTGTTTGCACCGCAATCTGTGTAACTGAATCCATCCACAGGAACGCCACTTAGTATGTTTGCAACGTCGCGGCGTAGCGTGAGCCGGCAGAACGGCCATAGGCTGACGCCGCAGCTCCAGTTATTCGCCGTGCGACCGTCAGGCGGGTTGCACTGAGACTTGTCGGGCTCGAACTGCCGATGAGTCCAGGACACGCGAAGAAAGTTATCGTCAGCCCATGCCCCCCACGACTTAGGCAGCGTCACGTCTGTTTGCAGGCACTGGTTCGGGTATTCGTCGTCAGCTCCAATCGTAGTGAGCGACACATAACCGGGCGAGCTGCCGAATCCACCGGCGAATGATGTACCAGGCTGACTGCTGCCGTCAGATCGCCGCAGGGCGAACGAAGGCCAGCCAGACGGAATCGTGGCCAGTGATTCATTGAGCAGCTCAGTAGTCGGCTGCGGCTGGCTGACTGGCCATTCAGGAGCGTCGCCGGTTGGCGGTAGCTGGCGAATGCCCCACGTTGAGAATGCGGCTCCGGGACTGTTCAGAATCAGGTCTGCCGATTTGCTATCAGTAGTGCCTGTGTCCAGTGAATAGCCGCTGCGATAACTGCACAGGCCGACGAAGAATCCAAACTTCGCGATCGGCTTTGAGTCGGTCGCGTGCCATGACAGGTCAGGTCTATCCTCGAAATCGAACTCTCCGCTGCCGTCGTCGATCGCACATAGCCAGTCTTCGGAGCGGCCCATCTGTCTCGGATTGTACTCCTGCGTAAGAACGTCCGGCAGAATACCGCGAGAACACGGAGACGCGTCGTCGATCGATATCCACCCTTCTGACGGCCGTGGATGGCGAAAGCAGTACGCATTTCGGCTGGATGCGTCGCCGGCCCCGGCAGAGTATCTAGTTCCGCAGTTGTCGAACGCAGGCAGCCCAGCACCGATTCGCCAGAAGTAATACTTCTTGCCCTGCCATTCAACGCACGGACCGAACGCGATCAACGGCAGCCCGTCAGAATCGGCAGGAGTCGCCAGGTTGTAGTTACGCCAGCGAATACAGGCAGATGCACTCAGGCTGAACAGCGAGCCGCCCTGATGAGGATCGTATTCGGCACCTGAGTTATCCCAGAATACCTGAGCTGCGATCCAGCGTGCCGACGATGGCGAGGCGTCAATCTGCAGTCGTCGCCCACTGCCTGAAGCACTGACGCCAATTGTTGCCGAGCAGTTCAGGCTCAGCGTCTCCTGAGCGAAGCTGTGAGACGCATCTTCGTCGAACCAGAGCCGGGTTGTGCGGGACTGTGAATCGTACGTCGGCGATGTCGATTCAGCGATCGACGTCACGCAAGCAGCACAGCAGCACCCGCAGTTGCCAGGCCTGCCCACTATTCAACCTCAGCCTTTTTCACTTGGAATTCAAACTGATGCTTGCTGACCTGCGGCCTGCGGTAGACTGTGACCGTTCCGCTGCTGCTCGCCGTAGATGTCGCCGCCTTGACGTGAGTCACAGTGTAAGTGTTGGCATCAGCGACAGAGCCCACCACAAAAACGCCATCCATTTCAAGGCCACCGACAGCAGGTGCGTCTTTGAAAACGACGTAATCCTCAACCGCAAGTCCGTGCATTGCATGTGTTACTGTGACCGCCTTACTATCAAGCGTTGAATCGAACGTCAGTGAGTAGTCGTCGTAGTCTTCCGAGCCCCACGCGAACTCAAACGTTGCAATTCGCGGTTCGTTCTGCCCCATCGGAATCGTTGTTGAGACAATCGACGTCTCCAGAGGAGTGATCTCCCACGAGACAGTCCCGTTGGTTGCGATCGTGTCGAACGCATCGCGAGTCTCGCGGATGATCGTTCGCGTCCGCTTGTCGTAAACGACAAGCTGACAGGCGTCGAGAACCGACTTCGTGATGCTGTCGCCGCCTTCATCGACAAGCTGGCCCGTATACGGTGACGTCGTTCGCTCATTGAGAATGAACTGCGAAGAAGTGCCAACGTTCGCTGTCAGTGTCTGATTGGCGATGTAAACTCGATACACGTCAGATAGTGCCTGCATGAATGGAGAGAAGATGTAGGCTTCAGCTTCGACAGTTCCGACTGTCGTTGTGAGTATTCCGGGGACTGCTGCATAGATATCGCACTCAGCATCAATCACATCAACAGTCGTGATGTATGGCGGAAGAACAATCGCCTGCAGGTCAACCTCAGCGTCAACCGTGTCGAGTGAGGTTGTGAGAATGCCAGCAACCATCGACTGGACATCACCCTCGCAATCGATCACGTCGAGCGTCGTGTAGATGACGGGATCGAGTACGTCTGGGATCTCACCTTCAGCATCGATGACTGGTGGCGATGTTGTGAGCACTCCAGGAACGGCGATCTCAACAGCACCTTCAGAATCGATAACGCCAACAACCGTCACATAAGGAGCATTGGCGATCTGCTGCAGATCGATCTCCGAATCGATTGTTGTCAGTGTCGTCGTAAAGATGCCGGGCACTGCCGAGTAGATGGCGGCAGACGAATCAATTGTGTCCAGGTGCGTAATGAAGTCGGCGAGCGGGATCTGACGAAGCTCGACTTCTGCATCAATGTGAGGGACAGACGTTGTCAGTACGCCGGGAACCTGAGTCAGCACATCGCCTTCAGAGTCAATCGTGCCAAGCGTCGTGTAAACGACTGGCTCAACGATATCAGGCAAGTCAGCAGTGCTGTCTATCGCCGGCGGAGTAGTTGTCAGCGGTCCGGGAGATGGAATCTCTACAGACGCCTCTGAAGCAAGAACGTCAACAACAGTAAAAAACGGACTCGGCAATATCTGCTGGATCGCAGCGTCTGAATCGACAGACGGAACCGTCGTAAACAACGAGCCAGCATCAGCGGAGTACAGTGTCGCATCAGCCGCCAGCAACGGAAGCTCTCGCCAAGGATACGCATTTTCGGCTCCGCCGTTGTAGAGGATGTCGGCTTCGTCGTCGGACAGAGCACGCGACCAGATGGCGATTTCGTCCTGCGTCCAGCTCATTCCGTCGCTGGTGATCTGACCGACGCGAATTTCGGTGTAGGTCTGGCCGGCGTCGTGTATGCCGCTTTGCCAGGCGTCGCCGTTCTTTCGGAATTCGAGGTTTCCGTAGCCGTCGGCACGGATGAACCAGAGCGTCGGAACGGTTGCGTTCCAGCTTGAGTATTGCGCGCGGCTGACCGAGCCGACCTGCAGGTCAACGGCTCGCACTCCGGAGCCAGCTGCCTGTACGATCTCGATATCGTCGACGCCGGAACCGGTCAGGGTGATCGTTTTGTTCTCGGCAGTGGTCCCGCCGGTCAGGTCTGACCAGAGGGCAACTGTGAACGGAGCCTGCAGACTGAATGCCGTCCCGTTCTTGACGTAGAACAGACCGATCTCGCCGCCGGATTGATACGATCTGAATCCCCACGGTCCGACGATTCCGGTCGTCAGGGCCAGTGTCCCGTTGCTCGAATTGACCTGCGTCAGTGTGTTGGAGCCGACGGTTGCGGATGTGGATTCGTCCCAGAGAACAGCCAGGTCAGTCTGCAGCGTCGCTCCGCTGCTGATTGTCGGCTGAGTCGCGGGCCGGATGGCGATCGTGTAACAGTCCGAGACGCCGCCATCGACCGAGTAGTCAGCAGTTCCGGTCGTTCCTGCTGAGCTTTGTGTGCTGTACGCCGCGCCCATGCGGTAGCCGTTGCCCGTGCCGTACTGCACTGATTCGATCTGTGTTGTGCCAGATGGCACTGTCGGGGTCGCAGTTGCCCCGGACGCGAAACTGTTGCGCAATAATCGCAGGATCAGGCAGCCGTCTGCGGTACTCGTGACTGCCGGGCACGTCATCAATGGGGGGGATGTGTCTGACGCGATGCCGGACACGTTGACGGCTGGAATACCGGACAGCGTCGTATTCTGGTACACGCCGGAGAACCGATAGACGGACACGGTCGCGCCTTCACTGCCGGACTTCGTGAAGGCGTACGTCGACTCGCTCGCTGTTGCGATTCTCGCCCAGACCTTATTGTTGATCTGTCCCTGAATTTCCAGCCAGCCGGACGGCGTGTCCCAGGTATTGGTGCCGTAGGTGATTCCGAAGGCGATCAACAGGTCGCCGGGTTCGGTGCCGGTCGGCACTGACGGAGACAGAGACGACGATGCAACTTGACCAGTCGTCGACATTGACTCGTACGCAACGCCGGCGGCAGCAGCCGGAGCAATCGCCAGCGTAGCAGTTACCTGATCAGACGTAGCAGACGAATCGTCCCACGTCGCAGCCCCGGTAGCCCCAGCAGAAGCCTGCGTCTTATATGATGACGCAGCCCCGGCATAGTAGTTCGAGGGCAGGTCTAGTGCAGTGTCGCCCGATGGCTGAACAAGTGCCGTTCCGTACGCACTGCCGCTGGCAAACAGATGCAGAACGAGCGTATCATCAACGGTCGTCGTAACGCTTGGCGACGCCAGTGTGCTGGTAGCAGAGCCAGACGCATCGATTGGCGATGACGTATCTGCACCGGTAATGCGATAGACGACGACATAGCCATAGCCGTCCGTGTTCAGCGAGAATGTCGTTGCCGATTCACCGGCACCTGCCGTCTTTGTGAAGACGTGCAGATAGGCCGAGCCATTGTATTGACTCAGGCGGCTTGTCCACCCTGACGGCGTGTTCCAGTACGACGTCCCAAAGCACACTGCAACAAGCAGATCGCCATCTGCAGTTCCTGAAGGAACAGCAGGCGTGAAGCTTGTTAAGTAGTCCTCGGTTGCAGTGCTTTTTGACTGATACGCAGGAGCTGTCATACACAATCCACAAACAGAAAAGCCCGGCCCGAACTAGCCGGACCGGGCAACGCAACACCACGCACAACGAAGAATCAGGCAGACTGACTCAGCCGAAAAAGTCCGTTTGAGTTCCACTGGATGACAAAGTTGTTTCCATTAGGAGTCTGGGCAGACGTGTATGGCATCCAGAACAGCGGCCAGCGGTTGTCATTGTCGGCACCATCGACGTAGATGAGCCAACCTTCAATCGGATACGTCCCGGCAGAGAGGCTGGTAATCGTCTCGTCAGTTGCATCAAATACAACAGGAAGCGTTCCGCCAGTCAGTGCAACGGAGACTCCGTCAATCGTCGGTCGGCTTGCAGAACTATAGCCAGAGCCGTCAAATTCATTGCTGCCAAGTGCAGTCAGGAACGCCGTGAGAGTCGTATACTCAGCAGCACCCGGATCGAACCCGCCGTTACTTGCTACAGCAAGACACTTGAACGTGTCCGCATCCAGATCAATATCACCAGTGACCAGCTTCAACGCGGCAGCCGCGTAGAGTTTCTTTGCCATTCAGCGTTGTCAGGGCCTTTCCGTTGGTCCGCAATCATGCCAGATCAGCAACCACTCGCCATATGTGCGTCTGGCAATTATCAATGTGTCTTCTACGAACTGAGCATCGACGGAGCGATTTACAATCCACTCCTTGCGATCACCAAGCCCCAGCTCCTGAGGCGTGTAGCTTGTCGGCGACCAGTCCGCTGAAACGGCTGTTGGTATAAGAACCGTTCCCTTCACATATGTAGCACCGTCAAACGGATTATCAGCCGGATCGCAATCTGAATCAGCCAGCAGCATGATCACTTCGCCTTCCAGCGAATAAGGCCGCTGCGATCGTCCGCCATCTCCCTGCGATGTCCGCTCAACTCGACGGACAACTTTTGCAATCCGCTTGGCTGCGTCCTGTGTGAAACCTACGCCGCTCATTCACCCCTCGCGGTTTTCTGGTTATGGCACTTGCGGCACAAAGTCTGCCAGTTGCTTCGCCGCCAGAAGAGATCCATGTCGCCGCGATGCGGTATGATATGGTCGACGACCATCCGCGAGCGAACGTCGATCAATCCGCACTCACGGCAGGCTGGGTAGGCCTGAATCCAGCGAGCGGATTCGCGACCCCACTTGCTACCGTAGCCTCGCTTTGATGGAGACTGGCGGTTCTCTGCTGTCCGGCGAACCTGTCGCGGCTTCGGCTTAATTGCCATCAGAAGTAGATATTCAGGTTAGCAAATGGAAGCTCGTTGAATATATCCCACTTCGTGTAAACCGCGTCTGCCGGAAGGTTGTCAGGATGAATCTGCAGTCCGTTTTCATCGATAGGGACAGCGTAGCTGACCGGCTCCGAGTCATACGGTAGAAACCCTTTTACGGTACACGGCATCTTCTCGTCAGTGAACCCGCCTGCCCCGTCATCAACTTGGGCAATCTGATAAAGTCCCTGCTCAAGAACTTCAGGTTGCCATCCGTCAGGGTTGTAGCGAAAGACGTAGGTGACGTTCCAATACGGCACTCCATCTCGCCATTTCATATTGCCAGTAATCTTGACACGCATTGTGCCGGGATCAGCGCCATAGAACGTGTCTGAGTTGACGGAGCGGTTGTACTGATAGGCCGCTAGCTGATCAAAAACAGGCTCATTGCGAGAAACGCGTAGCACTGGCCGCGAGTCAGTAAACGTGACTGGTTCTTCGTACCGGTCGCCAGCAGCGTTCAGGATCGCATCGTCGTTGCGGTCTTTCTCAACGGTCCGCTCGAACTCCTCATCTTCCCACGAAACCTCAGGCAGCTCGTCTGCTGGATCTTGTCGCTTCAGCGTGCTGTATGTGATAGTGACGTGGTAGTATCCACGCTCGTTGCCCTGCGACCGGACGCTCGCCTTGTAAGCGTAAGCATCAGGGTCTTCCGGATGCTGCTCATAGCGTGCCGGGATGCCGGATGCACGCATGGCGGAGTATGCGTATTCGCCAGTGTTGCATTTCACCGCGAACACACGCGTCAGCTCACGGTTCCCGCCTTCGTCTTCCGTGACGGAATCACTGCCCGGAACCTCTGCCGTAACTGTCGCCATTAAATCTCCGCCACTTCCAGCACAACAGGCTCCTTAGCGGCAATCTGATTCAGCACGCCGATCGTCTCTTTGTGCTGCTGATCCTGCTTGCTGCCACGAATAGCCCGGTTGATCACATCAAAAGCATCCTGAGAGCCACGCAAAGCAACGCCCGGCCCCTGCCGTTCATTCATAGCCTGCACGCCAGTCGGGATGCCTGACGCAGAATCGGCGGCAGTGTTCGGAGCGTCTGAAGCAGCGGCCATGTCTCCCGCTGTCGGGATGCCGTTCTTAATGGCATCGTCGATACTGCTCATGGCAGCTTTGAATTCAGTGTCGATCTTCTGCTGCCAGCGGAACGCTTCCAGATCACCGCCGAGTCCCTTTGAGATTTCGTTGATGCGTCCCTGTGCCGCCCGCTCTGCGTCAGACATTGGTCGCATCCCGCCAGTGAATCCACGACCGATCGCCTGAGCCTGCAGAATCAGCTCAGCGCCTTGTTTCATGCTTGCAGCGTCAACGCCGAGGAACTTTTCAAACAGCGAGTTGCCGCCAAATGTATCTGCAATCTGGATCATTCCTTTTGCGATTGCTGTCGGCAAATCCTTAGTAAATAGCTCGGAAATGCGGGCAGTTACTCCGGCAGCCCACTTATCAACATACGCAATCCCAAGATCGAAGTAAGTCTCGAAGTTCTCAAAGAAGAACTGCACATCAATGAGTGCGTCCTCAATCCAGTCGCCGAGGCCCTGCATCTTCTCGTTGAAGCTGTCGAGGATGTCGCTACCACTGGTATCGAACTGGATACCAAGTGCGTTCAACGCCTTGACGCCAATACGCACGACAAGATCAAACGCAGCGGTGAACGTCTTCTGAATCTGGATCGCAATGTGCTCGAAGTTTGCCGAGACACTCGCCCATCCGGCCTTCAGTGCACTGACTCCCTTCTCACTCGCCAGCATGACGCCAGCGATCGCACCGCCAATCAGCACAAGCGGAGCGGCGACAATTGACGCCAGCCCGAACACTCCAGCGGCAACCTGAGCTGCCGCCATGCCGATACCGCGAACAGCCGTAGCAGCACCGCCAGCAGCGATACGGATGCCGGCAAACATGGCCGCGAATGCGGCTCCGATTGGACCTATCGAGACAATGGCAGCAGCACGCATGGCGACAAAGCGAGCAACAACAGCAGTCCTCAGTGCCGATGCTGCCGCCACGATTCGCGAGAACGCACCAACAAAAATGACATCAATTCCACTGCCGATCTGCCGCACTCCAGCAAACGCGATCGATATCGATCGGCTCGCGGCAACATATGTCCTGCCGATCTGCCCGCCAATCGCGATCAGCGGAATGGCCGCAACCTGCATCGCCTTGAATGCAAGCGACACACTGGCCAATCCAGCACCAGCGGCAACAATGCCAGCGATAGCACCAACAGCAGGCGTCAGGTCGATGTTGTTCGCGAAGTAGTTGAACGCCGCACGGAACGGACCAGTAATGAACTCTGCAACGCCCTTGAGTCCGTTTTTCAGCGGCTCAGCAAACGTCTGGAAAAAGTCCGTCGCAGCCCCTTTGATCGCTGACATCATCGACGTGAACGCACCGCTCACGTTATCGGTCATCTGAGCAGCAAGGCGGGCAGCCTCGCCCTGCGATCGCTCCAGCTCGCCAGTCAATCGACGCAGCTCATCACCGCCAGCGGACATCAGGCCCGCGAATGCGTTTGCCGTCCGCGTCTCAAAGATCGTCGAGAGCGTGCGGAGTTTGTCGCCGCTCGCCATACCGCCGAGAGCTGCGTTGAAGTCGTCGACGATATCGGCCAGCGGACGAAAGTTGCCAGCAGCATCTGTCACCGTAATGCCGAGCTTATCGAGCGTCTGCTGTGCCTCAGCCGCCGGCTTCGCGAGACCGCTGATCACCTGCCGGAGTCCGGTACCGGCCATCGACTTATCAACCTTGTCGCTCAACGCAGCGAGTGCGGCGACAGTCGATTCAATTGAGTATCCAGCCTCGCGAGCCGGACCAGCAGCGTACGCGAGCTGTTCGCCGAGCGAGCTGACGTCAGTCAGTGCAGAACCGGCACCCTTCGCCAGCACGTCAACAACACGGCCAGCGTCAGCAGCATCAAGCTCGAACTTCTTGATCGCCCCGGCAGTAATCGCCGCAGCTTCCGCAAGATCAAGGTTGTCGGCAGCGGCCAGCCCGAGAACCTCAGTCACTGACGACATGATCTCAGTAACCGAGAATCCAGCCTTCGATAGCTCGACCATCGCACGGCCAGCCGCGTCATTGTCGAAGATCGTCGAGCGACCGAGTTCCTCAGCCAGTGACGTGAGCGACTTAAACTCTTCAGTGGTTGCCTTAGTGCGAGCGGCAACCTCGCTCATCACTTTCTCGAACGACGCACCAGTCTGCAGCACGCCGCGAATCGCGAGCCCGGCAGAGAGTCCGGCACCGACAGACGCCAGTGTCCGAGTGACCTTCTGGGCGACTGATTGCAGCCCCATCAGATCACGAGAACCCTGAGCAACACCCTTACGAATGCCAGCACTGTTTGCCGTCAGCAGGACAGCAAGACGCCCGATCGTTCGACTAGCGATTCAGCCTGTTACCCCTTAATCCTCGCGTTATGCACCTTCGCGAACATCTCCAACGCAGCCCACTGATCCTCAGCAGACTGAGGACGTCGACGATACTGAGGACAAAAGTCCTGCCACTTCGCCGCACGCCCTTTTCGCATTGCTGAGTTACTCACTGTCGCCGCAATAACGCCCGCCTGCTTCCAATCGTCACCAAACGGCTGAATCTGTTTGTAGAGCCGAAAGCGAAGGAACTCGCGATAACTCACGCGAGCCTTCGCCTCAGGCACAGTGCATCCGAGAACCCTATAAGCCAGAAAGCACCAGTCGAGCGAATCCGGCCTGTCTAGGAGTTTTTTTCCGTGTCCTCGATGTCCTCTTCGGTGATACCACACAACTCCTTGCACCGATCGAACAGGTCTGCAATAACGGCGAGCGACTTACTGCCAAGCTGCTCAAGTTCCTTGCTGGAAAACATACGTTTTCCGTCAGCATCAACAAGGCACATCGCCACAAGCTCAGTGCGAGTCGTTGAAGTAACACTGAACTTCCCATCGCCGCCACTGTGTCGAGCACTCCAGCCATCAAAATCGCCGGCTGACGGCACACACAAAACAACCTCACCGCCCCACTCTTCGACATCAACAGTCACTGAGTCGCGGTCGT